ACCCAGCGCAAGAACGCCAACACCAGCCTGGTGCTGTTCAGCTCCACGGCCCGTGTGGCCCGCGCCAGCTGATCCCCGGGATACCTCAGCCCGCGAAGCAGCCCCCGCCTGGCCATGCGTGCCGGGGGGGTTGTGGCACCAGCAGGAGACGGACATGGCCAAGCGCCACATCTTCAACGACACCGCCCTTGTCATGTTCATGGGCGGCATCATGATTCCGCCCGGCGACGGCCGCGAGATCGACGAGGCGTTTCTGCCGCCGGCCGACCCGCTGCCCGCGCAGCCTGAACCCGTGGTGTGCGGCGGCGAAGGCGACGGCAGCGGCACCGATGGCGGCCCCGATGCAGCGGCCCTGCGCGCCAACCTGGTGGAACAGCTCAAGCTGCCGCTGAAGCAGTTGATCCCCACGCTGGCCGAGGCCAGCGATACCACCCTGGCCGGCCTGGCGCAGATCGAGGGCGAGGCCGACACGCCCCGCGTGACGCTGCTGAACGCCATTGGCGCACTGCAGCTGCAGCGGGCCGATGGCCGCACCCTGGCCAAGGCCCTGACCGGCGCAGCCACCGGTTACGGCGGCGCCGGCGGCGACGGCGCGCCCACCTGACGGAGCCAACCAGCCATGCCCGGCAGCATGAGCGAGGCCGACGTGATCGCAGACCTGAAGCGCTCGCTGCATGACTCGGCCACGGCTTTCAACGCCGCGGACGATGCCGACTTCAAGCGTTTTCTGTCGATCGCGCTGGCCGGCATGCAGAGCAAGCGCCCGCGCACGCTGCTGGGCACGGTGAGCCTGGTGGCCGAGCAGGATGTGTACACGCTGGCGGTGACCGACTTCGCCCAGTACAAGACACACCAGTGGGGCAGCAAGCCGCCCAAGCCCTGGGCGCCCGGCTACCCGGGCGCGCTGCCGCGTGTGACGGTGGCGCAGAGCGGCAGCGGCTGGCAGATGGTCTTCGATCCCGCGCCCAGCTGGTCGCACATCTCCGCCTACGGCAGCACGTTCCGGTACTGGTACTTCGGCACCCACAGCCTGGGCAGCACGCCGGATGCCGCCACCCTGGCCGATGCGGACCGGCCGCTGCTGCTGCTGCGCGCCCAGGCCGAGGCCATGCGCGAGCTGACGATGCGCAACATTAACAAGCCCGTGCAGCTGCGCGACGGCTACGCCGGCACGCCCCGCAACAGCACGCCCGCCGCGCTGTACCGCGAGCTGCTGGCCGAGTGGGAGGCTGCCAGGTGAGCGCCCGCACCAACGCCGGCCAGGCGGCCGCCAAGCTGCGGCGCGTGCAGGAGGCTGTGCGCCTGGAGCTGGCCCGCGAGCTGCAGACCCATGCCCAGCGCAGTGCCGCGGTGATGCGGCAGGAGGCACCGAAGAGCCGCAGCACGCTGGCTAACAGCATCGGTGCGGTGCAGGAAGACCGCAGCGGCCTGAGCTGGTATGTCTACCCGACCGTCGACTATGCCGGGTGGATCCACAAAGGCCGCAAGCCCGGCAAGGGCCTGCCACGGTTCTTCGACAGCGCATCGGCCAGCATCGTGGCCTGGCTGGAGGCGCGCATCGGCGAGGCCAGCCGGGCGGCCAACCCGAAGTGGCGCAAGGCCCGACTGGGCAGCAAGCGCCGCACCGCGGCCGAGCTGGAGCTGCGCGACCGGTACATGGCCCTGTCTCGCGCGGTGAAGCTGCGCGGCATCAAGGCAAATCCGTTCGTCACCCGCACTGCAGAGAAGGTGCGCCAGCCCACCCAGGCTGCGCTGGCCGATGCTGTGCGCCGTGGCGTGCGCAACGCACTGCGCAGCGGCGCTGCCCAGCCATGAGCGCCCGCAAAGCCTTCGCGGTTGCGGCCAAGGCATCCCTGGCTGCCATGTACCCCGCCCGCCACGTTGAGCGTGGCCTGATTGACCCTGCCGCCATCGGCGATGCGCGGCTGTATGACGGCGTGTTCTCCGTGGTGGCCGAGGGCACCAGCGATTGGACCGAGTACACCGGCCGCGAGGGCCAATTCGGCACCCTGCGCTTTGCCGTGGTGGGCTACGTGCGGGTGGCCGACGACGCATCCACCGAGGACGTGGAAGACGCCGAGTGCGACCTGGAGGCCGACCTGCTGGCCTGGTGTCAGGCCACCAAGGCGGCGCCGCTGGATGCCGTGTACCCCAAGGACTGCACCTACAGCCGCGGCCTCGAGGCGCCCGTGGGCTGGATCGTGATGTCGCTCGAAGCCCTGTACATCTGACCGAAGGACCCGCCATGCCCAAGAAGCCCACCACCGCCGGCACCGACCTGACCGCCGAGACCGAAGGCGCCAGCGCCGGTGCTGCTGCTGTGCCTGCCGAGGCCCTGCCGATGCCCACCAAGGGCGGCTGCTGGGTGCGCCTGCCCGACGGAACCCTGGTACCCGACCCGGCCGAGCACCCGGCCGATGACACCGCAGCCACCTGACCACCACACCCGGAGGACTGACCCATGAAAGACGCCCTGAAGGTGCTGCTGTGGAAGATGGAGAGCAGCTACAACACCGACCCCGTGCCGACCAACACCGCCAATGTGCTGGTGGCGCAGAACGTCGACATCAGCCCGCTGGAGATGGAGACCGACGACTACACGCCGGTCTCCAACACCTTCGGCCGCAACGAGATGATCGTGGGCGGCGTCTGGAGCTCGATCAGCTTCGACATGCTGCTTTGCGGCGGCGGCACGCCGCTCGGCACCGCGCCCAACCACGGCCCGGTGATGCGAGCCTGCGGCTTTGCGCAGACCGTGGTGGCATCCACCAGCGTGACGTACAGCCTGATCAGCACCGGTGAGGAAAGCGCGGCCTGCTACTACTACGCCGACGGCGTGCTGCAGAAGATGCTGGGCATCCGCGGCAGCCTGAGCTGGAACTGGCAGGCCAAGCGGGCGCCGCGGCTCACCTTCAAGGGCCTGGGGCTGAACGTGCCCATGATCGACGCCACGCTGCCGGTGCCCACGCTGCCCAGCATCCCGCGGCCCGTGGCCATGAACAAGGCCAACACGGTGCTGACGATCGGCGGCTATGCCGCGCGCCTGAGCAGCCTGACCATCGACCAGAACAACGATGTGCAGTACCGCAACCTGACCGGCCGCGAGGATGTGCCCATCGTCGGCCGCAACATGAGCGGCAAGGTGGTGGTGGAGCTGCCGCTGGTGGCCGAGAAGGACTTTCTGGGCGCCACCGGCATCTGCACCCTGGCCACGCCTGCGGCCATGTCCATCGTGCACGGCACTGCAGCCGGCAACATCGTGACGCAGAACCTGTCGCGCGTGCAGCTGATGAAGCCCAAGCCGCGGGTGGAGCAGGGCATCCTGATGCTGGAGTGCGACCTGCACATTGCCCGGGGCAACACCGGCAACGACGAGATGACCAAGGTCTACACCTGATTGCCACCACCCATGCTGCCCGAAACCCCCACCGCCGCGCCCGCCGCTGAATCGCCCTTCGTGCTGCGCATGCCCGCCAGCTTCTGGTGGACAGTGCGCGTGCCCATCCCAACGGACAACGGCTACCAGATCGGCACGCTGGAGCTGCTGTTCAAGCCGGTGTCGCAGACGCGACTGGACCAGTACCGCGGCATCGGCCTGGAGCCTGGCCAACCCATCCCGACAGAGCACGAAATCTGCCACGAGGTGGTGGCGGGCTGGCGCAACGTGGCCGACGAGGAGGGCGTGGTGCAGCGCTTCAGCCGCGAGGCGCTGAACCATGTGCTGGATGTGCCCGTGGCGCGCGGGGCCACTGTGGCCACCTACATGGCCGTGATGAGCGGGATGGCTGCCAGAAAAAACGCATAGCCGCCGCGCAGCGCTGGGTGTGGGAGCTGCGGCGCGGCGGCGGCGTCCGGGACGAGCGGGTAGATGACCTGCAGCGCATGGGCATCAACGCCGAGCAGGCGCAAGCCTGGCTGGCCGGCCAGGACGAGGGCCCACCCGCAGCAGATGGCCAGGCCGGAGAGGCCGAGCCTGGCGGGCCCCTGCACATCTGGCCCGAGAACTGGCCAGCCCTGCGCGCCTGGATGCGCCTGCAGACGCAGTGGCACCTGGGCCCCACCGGCCGCATGGTGGGCCTGCGCTACCCGGAGGCCGAGCGCCAGGTGCAGCGCCTGATGCCCGGCGCCACGCAGGTGCAGCTGGACGAGGTGATGGAGCACCTGCAGGAGATGGAGCACGCTGCACTGGAGGCCCTGGGATGACCGCCCAAGTTGAAGAAGTTGCCTTGCGCCTGCGCGCCGATGGCGTGCTGGAGACCAACCGCGGCTTGGCGCTGACGGCGGCCGAGCTGGACAAGGTGGCCGCCGCGGCCACCGGCGCCAGCCGCCCGCTGCAGCAGGTGGGCGTGAGCGCCGGCCAGACGCAGGCCGCGATGCGGCAGCTGCCCGCGCAGATCACAGACATCTGGACCAGCCTGGCCAGCGGGCAGGCACCGATGACGGTGGCCATCCAGCAGGGCGGGCAGATCAAGGACAGCTTCGGCGGCGTGGTGCCGGCCGGCCGTGCCATGCTGGGCATGCTGACCCCGCTGAACGTGGCCATCGGCGGCACGGCTGCCACCCTGGGCCTGCTGGCGCTGGCCTACAACCAGGGCGCAGCGGAGGGCGACACCTTCGCCCGCAGCATCATCCTGACGGGCAATGCATCCGGTACCACCACCGGCCAGATGGCCGCCATGGCCCGCAGCCTGGATGCAGTGATCGGCACCCAGGGTGAAGCGGCCGAGGTGCTGGCCCAGATCAACAGCACCGGCCAGGTGGCCGCATCCAGCCTGCAGCGCTTCACTGAGGTAGCGATGCGGCTGGACCGCGTGGGCGTGCCGGTGGCCGACACGGTGAAGCAGTTTGCCGAGCTGGGCCGGTCGCCGGTGGATGCATCGGTGAAGCTGAACCAGCAGATCAACTACCTGACCAAGAGCCTGTACGACCAGATCGTTGCGCTGGACAAGCAGGGCCGCACGGCCGAGGCGGCGCAGCTGGCGCAGTCGACCTACGCCAGCGCCATGAACGCACGCGCGGCCGAGCTGGAGAACCGGCTGGGCACGCTGGAACGGGCCTGGCGCGGCATCGTGTCCACCGCCAAGGACGCCTGGGACGCCATGCTGGGCATCGGGCGCGAAGAGACGGTGCAGGAGAAGATCTCCGCCGCGCAGGAAGAGGTGCGCAAGATCCAGCAGCGCATCACCGACGCAAAGAACGCCCCGGTGCAGGTGGCCGGCCTGGGCCTGATGCAGCGCGAGCTGGACGCCGCCCGCCAGAACCTGGCCAACCTGCGCGAGACCGAGCGCATGGAGACCCGCCTGGCCGACACCCGGGCCGCCGCAGCCGCGCGCAGCCGACAGCAGATCGCCGACGCCGAGGATGCCCGCAAGCGCACCGGTGGCGCCCCCCGGCAGGCGCCGGAGATGAACAGCTGGTCGGCCTACAGCACCTGGGGCGAAGCCGGCCGGCGCGAGGTGGGCTATGCGGCCGAGCTCGAGCGCCAGGCGGCCGAGGATCGCGCCAAGGCCATCGACGTCGAGACCAAGCTGATCGACCGCAACGCCCAGGCGGTGGAGCGCGAGGCGGCCACGCTGGCCAATCACACGGCCGAGCTGGGCCTGAACGCCGAGCAGCTGCTGGCGCGCCGGCAGGCGCTGGTCGACCAGCAGATCGGCGATGCCGCGGCGCTGCTGAGCGTGATCGAAGGCGCGCAGGGCTACGAACTGCAGACTCAGGCACTGCGCCGCCAGATTGATGCGCTGCAGGAGCTGCGGCAGGCCCAGGGCCAGGCCTTCGTGCGCCAGCAGGTGACCGACGAGCAGAAGGCCGCCGAGAAGACCCGGGCTGATGAACAGGCCCAGGCCCGCCGGCGCACGGAGACCATCGCCACCAGCATCGAAGACGGGATCATGTCTGGCTTCCGCAACGGGCAAAGCGCGGCGGACATCTTCCTGAACGAGCTGAAGGCCCAGTTCGCCCGCACCGTGCTGCGGCCGATCATCAGCCCCATCGCCACCGCGCTGGGCGGCGGCGGAGGCGGTGGCGGCCTGCTCGGCGGTCTGCTGGGCCTGATCACCGGCGGCAGCCCGTTTGTGCCTGGCGGCCTGGCCGGCGCCGGTTTCGGATCGGGCCTGGCCTTCGGCAACCAGGACCTGGGCCAGTTCTTCCATGCTGGCGGGCATGCCGGCTTCGACGGCCCCACCTTCACCCGCGCGCTGCCGGCCAGCACCTGGGCCAACGCGCCGCGCTTCCACACCGGCACGGGGCCCGACGAGTTGCCCGCGGTGATCAAGCGCACGGAGGGCGTGTTCACCGAAGGCCAGATGCGCGCCATGGCGCCTGTCAGCGCGTTGGCCAAGGCCGGCCCGCGAATCAACTTCTCGCCCACGCTGCACATCGACAGCCGCACTGACCGCGCCGAGGTGGCCGCGCTGGTGCAGGTGCAGCTCAAGCGCAGCCAGGCCGAGCTGCTGGACATGATGGAACGCGGCATGGTGTAACCCCACGGTGCGGGGCCACCGCGCCACCCTGCACATGTCCGCGCCAAGCGGGCACGCTGTGCGGCACCATGGCTCTGATCATCGACTGGCCCGTTGCGCTGCGCCCCGCCTCTGTGGAGTGGGGCCTGGTGCATTCGCAGTACCTGGGCCGCAGCAGCTTCGACAGCAGCGTGCAGGCGCAGACCCTGGGCGCGCCGCGCTGGGCCTTCACCATGAGCACCGGCGTGCTTCGCCACGATGAGGTGCCAGCCTGGGAAGCGCTGATCGACCAGCTGGATGGCCAGGTGAACCGCGTGCGCTGCTGGGACTGGCGCCGCGAGGCGCCGCTGGGCCCGGCCACGACATCAGGCGGATCTGTGCAGGTGCGGACGGCCGCCACTGGCGTCACCATCAACAGCAAGGGCTGGGCGGCATCGGTGGCCGGCATCCTGCGGGCCGGCAGCATGCTGGGCGTGAATGGCGAGCTGAAGCGCCTGTCGGTGGATGCCAACAGCGACAGCTCAGGCCACGCCACGTTGACCGTGCGCCCGCCGATGCGCGCCACGGCACCAGTGGATGCGGTGATCACGCTGGTGAAGCCCACGGCGCTGTTCGTGATGACCACGCAACGCGCCAGCATGCCGCAAGAAGGCGCGCGCAGCACGGGCTGGACGCTCAGCTTCGAGGAGGTGCCGGCGTGAGCGTGGACAGCCAGCTGGCCAGCCCGCATGCTGGCCTGCTGTTCTTCATCGAATTCGGCTTTGCCGGCGGCACCATGCGCCGCTGCACCTGGTCTCACACTCTGCCGTGGAACGGTCATGACTGGATCGGCCTGAGCGCGGTGGTGTCGGTCTCGCCCATCCGCACCAGCGAGCGGCTGCAGTTCCCGCCACTGGAGCTGGGCCTGAACGTGGCCAACACCGCGCTGCTGGCGCTGGCGCTTGGCAGCGTGCAGGAGTATCGGCGCCGCCCGATCACGCTGTGGCTGCAGGTGCTGGACGACACCCTGCAGAGCGCGGGCGAGCCCGAGATCTTCTGGGCTGGCCTGATGGACCAGGTAGAGGTGGAGACCGGCGACGGCGAGGCGCAGACGGGCAGCATCACCCTGCGCTGCGAGATGAGCGGCCGCAGCTCGGGCGCTGCCCGCAGCCTGCGGCTGAACCATGCCCAGCATGTGCTGCGCCACCCGGGTGACACCGGGCTGAGCCGGATCGAGCAGATCACCAGCCAGCCGCCCACCTGGCTGAGCAAGCGGTTCCAGCGGATCTGAGGGCCGGCACGCCATGATGCCCTTGCAATCGCCAGTCACCCGCCTGCCCGACTGGCCTGCGCGCCTGCATGCCGTGGTGGTGGTGCGCCTGCAGCTGCCCTTTGCCTGGGGCGTGAACGACTGTGCGCTGTGGGTGGCTGATGCCGTGGCCGCCATGCTGGGCCGCGATGCGCTGGCCGAGCTGCGGCAGCCCGTGCGCCGCACTGCGGCCCAGGCCTACCGGGCCGTGCGCCGGCGCGGTGGTTACGCCGCAGCGCTGGCGCGAGCCGGCCTGCAGCCGGTGCCGCCAGCCTGCGCGCAGCGTGGGGACGTGGCGCTGCTGCCTGCGCCTGGCCAGCCCACGCCGGCGCTGGCCATCTGCATGGGTGCCGATGCTGCCGCGCCTGGGCCGCATGGCCTGGTGACGATGCCGATGGCACAGGCCACCGCGGCCTGGCGGGTGTAGGGGCGCGCGGTGCCGCCAGTCGTTGCAGCCATCTCTGCCGTCAGCAGCGCCATCGGCGCGGCGCTGAGCACAGCGGTGATTGGCACCATCACAGTTGGCCAGATCCTGACGGCCGGCTACCTGGTGTACGGCGCGGTGAAGCAGCGGCGGATGGAGAAGGCGGCCATCCGGGCCTACAACGACCGGCTGACTGACCGCAAGGTGACGTACTCGGACGCCGATGCGCCGTGGCAGATCGTCTACGGCCGGTCCACGGTGGGCGGCCGCATCGTGGCCCAGCTGACCAGCGGCGACCGAGACCAGTACCAGCACCTGGTGGTGGTGTGGGCCGACCACGAGAGCGACGGCATTGAGGACCTGCTGCTGAACGGTGTCCCGGTTGGCGCACTGGACAGCAACGGTTATGCGACCGGCGGCAAGTGGTTCAAGGCCAGCACCAGCACACCCACGGCGACGGTGACGCTGAACGGCAGCGGCAGTGCCACGCTGCCCCTGGCGCCCGATGCGGTGCTGGCCCTGAGCTACTACGTTGCCAACGAGGGCGGGGCGGAAGACATCACCCTGCCTGGCAGCGAAGTGCTGGTGTCGGGCAGCACCGTCACCGTGAAGCCGGCCTACGTCTCGGCCTGGGCGGGGCGGACAGTGCAGGTGAGCTACCGCAGCGCTGCCGCCAACAGCATGGTGCGGGTGAAGCACTACCTGGGCGCGACCGGCCAGGTGGCTGACCCCACCCTGATCGCGGAGTGCCCGGGCGACTGGAGCAGCACGGACATCCTGACGGGCAAGACCTACAGCATCATCCGCTACAGCCTGGACGAGCCCGAGTTCCAGGCCGGCCCGATGCAGCCCACGGTGCTGATGCGCGGCAAGAAGGTTTACGACCCGCGCACCGGCAACACCGTGTGGAGCCAGAACAACGCCCTGTGCACGGCCGACTTCATGCGCGGCGAGTACGGCAAGGCATTGCCGGCGAACGCCATCCTCTACGACAGCGTGGCCGCGAGCGCCAACGTGTGCGATGAGTCGGTGACCCGGTACATCCTGGGGGGACCAATCGGATTCACCAGCGCCCGCTTCACTTGCAACGGCGCCTTCAACACCGATGCCGACCCCGACGACACGCTGACCGCCCTTTGCCAGAGCATGGCCGGCTTCGTCACCTTCAACGGTGGCTGGCACATGCAGGCCGGTGCCTACACCGCGCCGGTGCTGGCGCTGACCGATGCGGACAACGCCGGCAGCGTGCGCGTGCTGCCCGCGGCCGACGGCCAGCAGATGGTGAACGGCATGCGCGGCCAGTTCTATGACGGCGGCCGCCTGGGCGCCCGCACCGACTACACGCCCTACCGCAACGCGGCCTTCGTCACTGCCGACGGTGGGGAAGACTGGGGCACGCTGAACCTGCCGTTCACTGAGAGCAACCACCGCTGTGCGCAGATCGCCCGCATCGAGGTGGAGCGCCGGCGCGGCATGCAGATCGTCTACCCCGCCAAGCTGCGGGCGGCCAGGCTGCGGGTGGGCCAGCGCGTCACGCTGAGCTGCGCCGCGCTGAACCTGACCGGTGAGGTGTTCCGTGTGGTGGCCAAGCAGTTTGTGCTGGGCGGCCCGGTGCTGCTGACGCTGGCGCAGGATGACGCCAGCTACTACGACCTGGAGGACGCGCCGGCCGATCTGGTTTCGCCAACCGCGTCCAGCCGCGACCCGTGGCTGGTGGATGACGTGGACGGCATGGACGCGGTGAGTGACAGCAGCACCGTGTTGATTCAGGCTGATGGCACGGTGCTGCCACGGGTGCTGTTGAGCGTGGATGCCAGCACCGACGCCTACGTGACGAACGGTGGCGCCCTGCAGCTGGAATCCCGATTAAGCACCGAGGCCGAGTGGCGCCGCCATCCAGACGAGGCCGGCTCGGCGACGCAGGCATATCTGCTGGGGCTGGAGATCAACCGCCTGTACATCTTGCGGGCCCGTTGGCGTAATGGGCTTGGCGCGTTGGGCGACTGGGCGAGCACCACGGTGCTTGTTCAAGGCAAGACGGCGCTGCCTGGCAATGTGCAAGGCTTTGGTGTGGTGGTGATCCCCACGGGCCTGCGCCTGTTCTGGCTGCCCAGCAAGGAGAGGGACAACGCCGCGACTGAGCTGCACGAGGAGGCCACCTGGAACGATGACACCAGGGCGTTCTTCGACGGCAAGGCCAGCGCATGGGAGGTGCGGTGGCCCAGCGTGGGCCCGCACACCTACTTGGCAAAGCACCGGGACACCAGCGGCAACCGCAGCCCCGCAGCGGCCAGGCTGTCGTTGGTGGTGAACGCCGACAACACCATCAGCGCTGCGGTGGCCCTGTGGCGGACGGCTGACGGCTTGCCGGCCTACTGGAGAACCGCAGCCAGCGGTGCCACGGGATGGCGCACTGGTGCGCTGAAGACGATCAACCTGCAGAACGAGCAGCTGGCACCTGATGCTGCAACCACTGTGCTGGACGTGCGGAGCATCAACACTGCCACCCGCATCTATGGCTATGGCGACATCGTGGATTGCGGGGTGACTTTCTCTGCAGCGCGCAACTGCCGGGCCATTGTGCGAGCCGAGTTTGACGCCAGTGGGGGTGTCTTCGAGTCGACCCGGTATGCGCGTGTGTTCCTGGCCCCGTTGTCGGCCTTCGATCTGAGTGTCGTCACGCAGCCCGACTTCAACGATTCCCGGCTTGCCGACTTCAGCGCTGCGCAGCTTGGCGAGCCGGCACCAGTCGGCGCCAGCCGCACCAAGTGCTCGATCTCCCGCACCTTCGGTGTGACTGCCGGGGTTCAGTATCTGGCGGGCTTGCTGCTGAGCAACAGCGTGGCCATGTCGGACGGCTTGACGCTTTACGGCGCCACGCTGCTGACGGCCGAGATCATCAAGAGCTGAAAGACCACCATGCCACAGATCCTGTTTGCCGACGACACCGAGCCCGACCTGCCAGACCTGGACAACAACTTCTACGAGCTGTACGGCGCTGCCGCGCCGCGCAGCCTGGTGGCCATGGGCCTGGCCACCAAGCTGTGGAGCTATCGACTGCCTGGCCCTGTCCCGAGCTACAGCAGCCCGGTCGGCCCAGTCACCGTTACCAGCGGTGGCACGCCCTACGCCGCGCTGCTGCTGACCGGATCGGACGGCTACGTGTATGCCCTCAAGGTGGCCGATGGGGCCCTGGTGTGGCGCAAGAGCGTGGACGCCAGCGCCTACGGCCGCTGCCAGGCGGCGAACGTCACCGGCGGCAGCGATGTCGAAATCTTTGCCCCAGGGGAACGCAAGATCAGCTGCATCCCGGCTGATGGCGGCGCAGCGCTGTGGACCTTCTCGAACCTGTACGACCGCGAGGCATCGGGCACCGCAACCGCAGGCACTGGCGCCACCACCCTGAAGGACAGCACCA